CGTGTACCCCGAACGCGAAGGCGGTCATCGCTTTGTCTTTTTGGAACCAAGCGTCGTTCCTTGCAGCCCATTCCTTCGCCCGTTGATCGGGGGCAGGACGTGCCGGTTGCTTCGGTTGTACCACAGGCTGCGGCACTTGTGCAATAGGCTGAAGATTTTTTTGTTCCTCAGCCCGTTCCTTGCGTGCAACCAAGCGCGCCAACGCCATCTGCGACTCGGCCATCGCCTCGGTGTCGTAGTTGTTCGCAGCCTCGACGTACGCCTTGCGTGCAGTGGCGATGTCAGCGTCCAACTTCTCCAGCGTCACCGCCTGCGTGACTTCCGACATCTTCTGGGCGCGTGCCTCCAGCGCCTGCTGGCTCGCTATCACCCGCTGCGCAAAGGCCACCGCCTCATCGCGCTCACGCTGCGCCTGCTCTTTCTCGCGGCGCTCATCGTGCCGTGCGTGCGTCAGCTTGTCAAAGCGCTTGCGGACCCCTTCAGAGTACGCCGCCAGTTCTTCTTCCGTCGGCTCCGGGTTGTCGTCGGCGGGCAGCGGCTTGGCAGTACGGTCTGCTGGCGCCACGCGGGCGTCAGGGACTTCTTCTACCTCAATGTCGTCCTTGGATGCGCCGCGCGCCAGCAGCGCCTCTGCTGCCTTCTCATCAACGTTGTCAAGATCGACAGTTGACTCAATGTTGAAGTCGTCGTTCGTGGTTCCCATATCAGCCTCCCACCCGCTTGATGCCGCGCGGATCGTCCACGACAGCCTCGATGCTGTCGTCGTTCACCAGACGCATTTCCTTGCCGTGAACCACGATGCGCACGCCGCCGTACGGACGGATGATGACGAAATCACCCTGTTTGCACCACGCGCCGTTCGGGAACTTCTTGTCGTCCAGATAGCAGTCCGGACCCATCGCGGCAACGAAGGCCACCACAGAAGCAACCTCGTCTGCGTAGCGCGTTGAGTCGGCCTTGACGATACCCGACTCGTACTTGTCGCCTTGCTCGGGCAGGATCAGCAGCAGCTTGTAGCCAACGGGGGTCGGCAACTGCTTACCGCGTTCTTCAGCTTCTTCAACTTGAAGCTCCGGTGCGTCGGGCGCATTGGCAATCTTCAGCGATGCTTTCACGCTGTCCGGCAACAGGATTCCTACGGGGTTATTTGTCACTTGCTTGCTCCATGAGGGTGAGAAGTTCTTTGTGTCGTGTAAGCGCATACATCAAGCCGTCCCGTTTTCCAACGAGGCGCTTGTATTCGGCGAATTCGTTGACGTTCCCTTGCAGGATCGTCGCATCCATCACCTGAATTTCTTCGATCAGTTCGGCGTGATACCGCTTGTTGAAGCCATCGAACTGACTCATTTCTTGTCCTTACCGGCTGCCGGCTTGCTGCTGTCTTTCCACGCCAGCTTGGCCTCACGCTCCGCGCGCTGCGCCGCCAACGCCATCTGATGGGCCTGCGCGCGCTCTGCGCGGGACTCCTGCCCTCGGGTCTGGGTCGCCTTGACCTGTAGCGCCTGCTGGTGGGCTTCCGTGGCCCGCTGCTCCTGCCCCATCGCTTGACGGGCCTGCAGTGCCTGCTGCGTCTGTGCCTGCCGCTCCTGTCGCGCCTGGGCCTGCTCGTTGTGCTGCAGCTTCTGCTGCGTCTCCAACTGCTTGGCCTGCGCTTCAACCATCTTGACCGGATCAGGCTGCTGGTTCTGCGGTCCTAGCTTGCCCTCGGCAGCGGCAACCTGCCGCTCCAACAACTGCTTGTCTTCCTTGACCTTGACCTCGCGGTCTTTCAGCATCAACTCCTGCTGCTGCATCTGCACCAACGGGTCCTGTGCCTGCATCTGTGCCTGGGCTTGTGCCTGCTCATTCTTGTTCTGTGCGGCAACCTGCTGCGCGGCCTGAGCCAACAGGCTCGCCAGCGCGTACTCGGCTTCCGGCTCCATCGGCATGTTCGGGTCGGGCAGATCAGTGCCCATCGCCTGCTGAATCTGCGCGCGGTATGCGTAGGCAGCGTGCTCTGCAATGTGCGCTTGCATGGCGTTGAACATGACCTGGGCGTTCGGATTCTGGCCCAGCAGCATCCCCACTTTCGGGTCGTTCATGAACGCCTGATGCACCATGATGTGCGCCGTGTGATCCTGCTGGATGAACGACTTCACCGGCTTGCTCATGAGGATCGCCATATTCTCGGCAACCGGGTCGCGCGGCGACATCTCATCGGGCATAGGCACGATCTTGGCGACGTTCTTCATGCCCAGCGTGGTCAGCATCTCGCGGTGCAGGAACGCTTGGTCGTACAACTGCGGCGCCTTGCCTGCTAGATCAAACGCGGCCTGGAACTGCGCGATGCGCACGCCCATCGTCGTAGCGTTCGGGTCACTGACCGGGATGATGTCTGCCAGATCGTAATCGGCATCCTTCGTCATCTTATCCGGATCGGCTTCGTACGGGTACGCGCGTTCGCCGTTGTTCTTGACCAACTCCTTGATCAGCTTGAACTCGATGCGCATGGACGCGTGTACGCGCGACTGCACCGCCGAGAGAGTCTTCAACTGCCGCTCGATCAGCGCCAGCGTGGTGCCCACCGGGGCGTTCTGGTTTGCGTCGCTGAACGACGCATCGGAGATGTTGGCTGCCTTGCGCCCATCCTCCACCACGCTCTGCAGCAGGTTGAACAGCGTGGCCGACGGCTCCTTGTAAGGGAGCGTCATGATGTTGTCCTTGAGCACGCCGCTCGGGACATCCGCATCCTTGAACTCGCCCGGCCTGTGCGGAGACTGGTCGTCCTTGATGCGCATCCCGCGCGTCTTGAACCCGCCCGGCAGATTGGACAGCGTGCCGGCGTCGATCAACTGACGCAGCAGGGATGTGCCTGATTTGGCATGCCCGCCCACCAAATGGATCAGACCGAAGCCGTAGAACCCGAACCCGGTGATGTACGTGTAGTGAACGAAGTGCTGCAGCTTGATGTGCTTGTCGTCGCCTTCTTTCCAGTTGCGGCGGATCGACATCAACCTGTTTGTCGAACGGTTGATCGTCACGACATACGGCCACGCGTACGCTTGTTCTTCCTCTTCGTTCTCGATGGTCAGATCAACCAAAATCTCCAGCAAGTCGTACATGCTGGAGTTAGACCCATCTTCGCCAGTCAGCTTGTCCTTGGCTTCCCGCGTGTCGTCACGCTCATTGAACGGTTCGCCGATGTCTTCATCGACATAAACGCCGTTGGCGATCATGCGCTCGATCCAGTTCTTGGACCTGTGCATCACGTGCGTGACCCGCTCAGCGTCGTGCAAGTCAGCCGCGCCGTAGTTCACCACCACATCGTCGGCGGGCACGAACATCGCAACCTGCCGTCCACGCGACGCGTCGTTGTACACCTTCTTGAACGCAGAGCCTGCAATCGGCAGGTTCCACAGCACGCGCTCATGCTCAACGCGGTACTCAGGCATTTCCTCGGTCAAGCGCCAGTTCATGTCGTCCTTGACACGCTCTGCCGCCGCCATGCGCTCAGATGTCTGCTTGCCGATCACCTGGGTCTTCACAGGCCCGTGCGCAGGGAACGTCTCCGTGATCGCCTCAGACTGGAACCGAACCACCGCCTCAGTCAACAGCGGGTGAACTACACCGCTGGCGCCCTTAAAGGGCTCCGTCCGTTCTTCGATGCGTAACCCCAGCAGATCAAGCCCCTTACGGTATGTGTCATACCACGGCTCGCGCGAGCGCTTGTCTTCTTCGTACAGCGTGATAAGATCGCTACATGCTGCCTCAATCTTGCGTCGCTTCTCGTCGTCCTTAAACACCGTCTCCAGCAGGTTCGCCGTGTGCTCGTCTTCTTCCTCACCAATCTCAACCACCATAGCGACAGGTTCGTCGCCTTCGATTTCCACGTCGATTTCCGGATCGGCCTGATTGATGATGTCCGAAATCTGTCCCTGGTATGCGCCTTCAGTGATGGCGCCGTTACCCGGCAAGCTTTTTTCAATCATGGAAAGTCCTAGTAGTAAGATCGGAAGGGCGTCTAGGAGGGGACGAGTGTAGATCTCGGTGGACTCGGTATATATATAATACTAGACCTTCGGTCTATGGTATTATAGTCCATTATGTTTAATATGCTTTAGTCTTGTTATATTATTATGTAAGCCATGTGTAGGGTGCTTCCATATCATCTGGCGACAATTTATTCTTC